ATGTGGCCGGCGCTCGCGGCTTCCACGACAACATCGAGTGGCGCGTGCCCACCGAGGACGATCCCGAGTTCGCCGAAATGATGGTGAACCCGGTCAAGGCCCCGACCAAGAACCGCCACTACATGGCGGACGGCACCAACGGCATCAAGGGCTTCACGGTCAATGCCGGCGAGGCCTCGCTGGCGACGACGGACGACCTGAACATGACGGTGGTGGATTCCATCCGCACGCTGATCGAGTCGCTGCCGCTGCCACCGCCCGCTGTGAAGCTGCCCGGCGATGCCGCCGCCGAAGACGAGCCGTTGCGCGCGCTGATCCTGTCTCCCGCGCAGTACCACGCCTTCGCGCAGGACGATGCTTTCCGCAAGTTCCAGGTAGCGGCCCTCAACCGCGCCTCGAATGCGAAGGGTCACGCCCTGTTCAAGGGCGAGGCCGCGCTGTGGAACGGCATCCTGCTGCTCAAGCAGCCCAAGCCGGTGCGCTTCTACGCGGGCAACACCATCCGCTACGCCAACAGCTTCACCTCGGAAGCCGAAAGCTCCTGCCTGGTGCCCGCCTCGTTCGGCACCACCCATGCCGTGGACCGCGCCATCCTGCTGGGCGGCCAGTCGCTGATGCAAGCCTTCGCGGCTTCCGGCCTGTCGGGCATGCCGTTCTTCTGGAACGAAGAAACCTTCGACCACAAGGACAAGCGCGAGCTGATGATCGGCGTGATCCAGGGCCTGCAGAAAGTCCGCTTCGCGGTGGACCAAGGCAACGGCACCAAGCACTGGACCGACATCGGCGCCATGGCCATCGACACGGTGGTCAAGCTCATCCCGGGCGAGCGCACCTAAGCGCCAGCGGGGCCTTCTACGGCCCCGCCTTCTTCTTCCCCCTCAATTCAAGTACGGAGGCCGACCATGGCAACCATCAACAAGAAGACCTCGGGCAACGGCGTGCAGATTGGCAATACGCCCTGGGGCAACCTGTCCGCACTGCGCTACACGCTCAAGACCGACGCCGCCGGCAAGGTCATCAACGGCGACTCCACCGAGGCCCCGGCCGCGAACGATGTCATCAACCTGGGCCACCTGCCCGCCGGCTTCCGCTATGTGGACAGCCAGGTGTCGGTGGTCACTGGCATGAAAGCCACGGCCACGGCCGACCTGGGCTTTGCCTACCAGGACGGCGTGGATGACGCGAGCGTTCCCCAGGACGCGGACTACTTCGGCGCCGGCCTGAACGTGGCCACCGCTGCGCGCCTGCGCAACGCCACCACGAACGCCAGCCTCGTGCTGCCGAAGGATGCCAATCTGCTGTTCACCTTGAAGACGGTGGGCAACGACAAGGCTTCCGACATCGAAGTGGTGATCTTCGGCATCGCCGAGGGCGTCAAGTAAGCACGAGCGGGCCGGGCAACCGGCCTGCGCGCTGCCAGGAGGCAACCCCATGAAGTTCATCACCATCCGCTACGAGGGCATGGCCCCGTACACCGACCGCACGGCCTTGCGCAACGCCTGGGAGCCCGGCGACGAAAAGCCGGTGTCCGAGCGCGACGCAAAGCAGCTCCTGGGCTACCTGGAGTTCAAGCGCGTGGACGACCCGGCCAAGAAGCCCGCCAAGGCGACCAAGGCCGCAGGAACCAGCGCCGACACGGACGCCGCAGCCGCCCAGGCCGAAGCCCTGGCGCTGGCGCAGCAGGCCCAGGCCGAGGTGCTGGAGCGCGAGAAGAACGAAAAGCGCGCGACCGAGGAAACGCTGCTGGAGGTGTCGCGCATGACCAAGGGCGCGCTGGCGGATTACGCCAAGCAGAACTACGGCGTGAATCTGGACACCAAGGCCAAGGCGGATGACCTGCGCAACCAGGTCACGGCGCTGGTACAGGGCGGGCTCGCCTGATGACGCTCGAAGACCTGATCCGTCGCTTCCGCGTGCTGGCTGGCGACACGGAGCAACCTGTCTTCTGGTCCGACGAGGCGGTGATGGACTGGCTCAACGACGCCCAGTCGCAGGCCTGTGTGCGTGGGCGCCTGCTGCGCGAGGACGCGAACCCGGCCGTGTGCCAGATTGCTCTCGCTCCAGGCCAGCACACCTACACGCTGCACGCATCGGTGTACGAGCTGATTTTCCTGCACATCAAGGGCGCAGACACGGAACCGCCGCGCATCATGGAGCTTCGCTCGCGCGAGTGGCTGGATGCCAACGTGCCGCAGTGGCGTTACCTGGACGAGCCCAGCCCATGGGTGATCCAGGACGACACCCGTGTGCGCGTGGTTGGCGCCATCAAGGCCGGCGATGTGCTGCACCTGGAGTGCCAGCGCCTGCCGATCAAGCGGCTCGCCAACGACATGGACAAGCCGGAAATCCACGCTGCGCACCACGAGCACCTGATTGATTGGGCGCTGCACAAGGCATTCGGCGTGCCGGACGCTGAAACCATCGACCAGCGTCGCGCGGAGGACGCCGAGAAGGCATTCACGGCCTACTTTGGCCCGCTGCCGGACAGCGACATGCGCCGCATCACGCGCGAGGACGCGGCGCACCACAACGTGGCGATCCTTCCATAGCCACGAAAGACCGACGCGCACAGCATAGGGTTGGACGGTGGACGCACCAGCATGGAGACTGCCACGCATGCCCAGCGACGCCACGATAGACGCCATTTTGGGCCTGAACAACAGGCTCAAGCCAACGCGCATGGAGACGGTGACACAAAACCGTTCCGCCGCGTCGTGGCTGCGCGTGGCCAGCAATATCGACTTGTCTGCCGACGGCTTCATTCGCCGTCGCCAGGGGTTTTACATGGCAGCCGCTGGAGGCTGGCATTCCATCTGGGCCGACGAGAATTGCGCCTACGGCGTGTGCAACGGCGATCTGGTGCATATTGACACGAGCCTGGCTGCGACGGTTGTTGTCCCAGGCATTGGGCGGGTCCGCGCGAGCTTCGCCAGACTGCCCGATGGCATGGTGTACTGGACCAATGGCGCGCTCATCGGCCGAATTGATGGCAAGAGCGCGCGCGCGGTGGTCACTCCGCCGCCAAACCCTGTGCCCATTGCATTCCCTGTAGCGGGCAGCCTGCCGCCGGGGAGCTACCAAGTGTGCTTCACGGGCCTTGGAGCGGATGGGGAGTCCGCCAGCACAGAGCCGCAACAGATCAGCCTGCGCATGGGTGGCGGTATCGCTTTTGCTGGCCTGGCGCAAGACACCCGCGTCTATGCCACCGGCCCGGACGGCGCGGCGTTCAACGAAATCGCTCCCGGCGCTTACCTGAGCCTGGGCAACCTGGGGGCAGAGTGCGCGACCTTCATGCGCAGCCCCATGCCCGCCGGCCACGCGCTGGCGCATTACCGTGGATCGCTGCTGGTGGCACGCGGCCAGTTTCTCTACCTGAGCGAGCCCTACCGTTACGGCCTGACCAACGCGGGCCGCGCCTTTATCCCATTCCCTGCGCAGATCAGCGTTGTGCAGCCCTGCGAGGACGGTATCTACGTCTGCGCGGACAAGACGTACTGGATTCCCGGCGACCCATTGAACACCCAGCCCGTGGTGGTGTTGCCATATGGCGGGCTGCCCGGGACGGCGCTGCTCGACCGCTACACCCAGACCGCGTACTGGCAGGGGCCGCAGGGCGTGGTGGTGGCCAAGCCAGGCGGTGTTGTGGAGGCCCCCCAGGACGATGCGTTGATTTTTAACCCTGCTCGAAGCGGCGCCAGCTTGCTGCGCGAGCAGGACGGCGAGCGGCATGTCATCGCCGCTCGCTTCGATGTCGAAAGGACTGAGCCATGAGTTTGCATTTCACCGCCGAAGGGCGCGACTACCTTATGAACGTGGCGCTGCGCGGTGGCGCGCAGATCGCGGACTGGTATGTCGTGATGTTCGAGGGCGACTACACGCCCCAGGACGACGACACCGCCGCCAACATCGGCGCGCGTGCGACCGAAATCACTGCTTACACAGAGTCCACGCGCCAGGCGCTGGTATTGGGCGCTCCAGTGGGCGGCTCCTCCGACAACGCCGCAAGCGTCGCAAAGTTCACCCTCAACGCTACCAAGAGCGTGCGCCTTTTCGGGATCGTCTCCAGCGCGGGCAAGGGGTCCGCGACGGGGGTGCTCCTTGCCATCCAGCGCCTGCCTTCTGCGCGTACCTACGGGCCTGGTGATGAGGTCAAGGTGCCAGTCCCAATCGCAATTACCAACGCTCCCTGAAAGGAACCGCCATGCTGAATTTTTCCACGGGCTACCGCAACGCGGCGGCCAACGCCGCACTGTCTGCCGCTCCCGCAAGCCCCCTTATGAACGGCTGCGTGCTCATGCTGTACGCCGGCACCGAGCCTGCGGGCGCTGACAGTGCGCTGGGCGGTGCGACGCTGCTGGCGACCTACAGCGTGAACAACGCCGGCACGCCTCTGGCCTGGTCCGCTGCATCTGGCGGCAGTGCGTCGAAGGTGCCTGGCGCGGTGTGGAGCGCCACCGGCGTCGCCACGGGCACGGCCGCGTTTTTCCGCTACCAACTTCCAGCCGACGCTGGCGCGGCTAGCACGACGGCCGTGCGTATCCAAGGCAAGGCTGGGCTGGTGTCCGACGAGACGGCCGACCTGGCGCTGTCGTCGCTGGCCATCGTGAACGGCGCACCGCTGACGATTGACGCCGCCAGCGCCACCGTCCCCGCAAGCCTGTAAGGAGGCCGCCGCGTGGCCGACTACGTTTTCGACACATTCACGGGAGGCGGCGCCGTCAACGTGGACAGCCACGCCGGGGAGGTGGGGGCGACTTGGACCACCGACCCGGCTTTCGGCGCAGGGTACCCAGAGCCGGCTTTCTACGTGACGGGCGGCGTCCTGCGCCGCGTGAAGAACTCCGAAGTCCCCGGGTCGGCCAATGGTGAAATGCGGTGCTCGCCCAGCGGGTCGGCCGGCCTGCCTGCGGATGACTATTTCATCGAGGTCGGGTACAGCCTCGCGGCGCTTTCCAACACCCAGATGATCCTGTTCGGCAGCAACTGGGGCGGGGCGGGAAGCAGCTACGAGGCGCTGGCCTATGTGGACGGGTATTCCGGCGGCGACATCAGCATCCGCACCAACCCGTCCATCCTTGGCAGCCCGTGGTACACGACACCAGCGAACAACGTCGCGGGCACGTCAAGGGTGCTGCGGCTTGAGTTCGCCGCAGGGCAAATCACCGTCAAGGTCGATGGCGTGTCCAAGCACACGGCAGCGACAGGGGCGTTCGTTGGCCCGGTATGGATCGACCTGTTCGACTCTGCGGGGAACGGGCATTTCCAGATTGAGCACTTCCAAATTGGGGATCTGGTGTCGGAAGCGCCGCCAGTCGCATTCTGGGCAGAGTTTCAGAAGTGCAGCGAGATTGTCTGATGGACTACGACAAGTTCCCCCGCCAGCGGGGCGCCCCAGGGAGTCATCAAGGCGAGCGTCAGGCGCGCTTTCTGGACACCATCGGGACGCCTGCGCTACGCCGACAAAACGCCGACGGCAGCGTGTCGCGCAAGCAGGGGGATCGTTTGTGGGTGGAGCCAGGAGAGCCGCAGGCAGGTTCCTTGCCTCTGTTCGAGTTCTACACCAGCGGCCTGCCCGTCTCGACCTACACCGTCACGCAGGGTGGCTACTCCTTTGAGGCGTACGACGTCGGCATTGTGTCGGCGCGGCTGCGTGGCGGGGGCTTGCGGGCGCGTTTCGTCGGGGATGAGCGTCTGAGCCTGCACCCGGATAAGCACGGCGCCGAAACTTACCGCCGGCATGGCTGGCAGGTCCAGCTTGGGCAAACGCCGCACATCGACGTGATCGAAGTCGGCGCGAGCAACGGGAAGCGCCGATTCAAGTACACCATTTCCCACGTCAACCTGCCCACCACCGGGCACACCTTCGCCCACGTCCTGATGCCATTCTGGAGCGGGTACGAAGGGCATGGCATGGCGTGGTTCAGCGACATCGGGCCGGCGCCCATGTCCTGGTGCTTCTCTGCACGGGACGTGGGTTACGACGTGCTGAACTGGAAACTCCCTGGCGGCTCGCCTGAGAAGACGGACAAGGCCCTTGCCGCCGACTCTGACTGGCCCCGCTTCTGGGGCATTCAGGAGGTGGCGCAGGGCGATTCCACGCATCAGTACGGCGTGTACGTGGATGCCTCTGGGAGCTGGTACGCATTTCCGCTGGGCGCCATGGGCGATATAGACCTTGACGCGGGTTCCGTGCCGATCCCGAACCTCACGGCGGCGAACCACAAGAAGGTCTCCCCGACCTACCCGTCGTGGGTGTGGCGCGGCGACAGCGCGGCCACGAAGATCAAGGACCAGCCGACCGACCACATCGCCACGGGCACCAAGAACCCGGAGTTCCGCTGGGAGTTCAACCACCTGGGCACTCGCGCCTGCACTATCGCCTACGCCCGCGCCAACTTCGGCGCGTTCGAGACGGCCTGGTGGACGGCCATGTACCCCTCCGGGACCCCGATGACGTCGGGCGAGTACGAGGGCTACGCCCAGTACAACAACCCCTGGCCTGTGCCCACGGGGATGTCGCCGTTCTCGGGCGGCTTCGGCAACGCCTACGAGAGCTTCGGCCTGCCCCGTAACTTCGCCGGCCCGGGGGTGATCGAGGCGGTCATCAACGTGACGAAGGGGGAGGGCGCCGGCCCCAATGACTTCGACTTCTCAGTCACCATCAACTCCATCATTGACCCGATCAACGATGCCGCCAATCTTCCGCTGGCCGCCGGCTACCTGTGGCACGAAGTCGAAGGTGCCACCGCGGCTCCCGGCGACATGCTGGTGCTGGAGGCCGAGGTCTATTCGGACATCGACGCGCCAGGGCTTGAGTATCTAACCTCCAAGGTTCTGCGACTGCGCAACGCATCGACCGGGGCGGCGGTGTTCTCCAACATGCGCGGCTGGGTGCGTGGCATGGACCTGCGCACGCTGTCGTTCCACATGCAGAGCATGATGTCCTCGGTCAACGGGCCGAGCCACACCATCGCCCGTGGCAGCTACTTCCCCGGCGAGACCGTCCCCGCCTGGTACGAGGCCCAGTACACCGACCAGTTCATCACGGCGCGGCCCTACAACTACGTCATAGTGAAGGGCAAGCTCGAACGGGTGTTCGTGCCCGCCGACATCCCTTCTGAACTGGCGGCCATGGCCGCAGCCACCCAGGCGCGCACCTTGGATGAGATGGTCAATGCCCCCCACAGCGTTCCAGACGCCGCCGCGAAGGTGGCGATCAACACGCGCTGGACGCCCGCAGCGATGCGCGCCGAGCTGCACCCCGACATCACGACCGCAGCGGAGCAGCCGATGCGCGGCAAGGCACTCATGTGGTTCGGCGAAGGCGCGTACCTCTCCATGCTCTGGGCCGCAGCGCCCAGCGGCCTGAGCGGCTACCCCATCGGCTGGCTCGTGGCCGCGCAAGAAGTCCTCAACTACCTGCGCCTGCCAATGGTGGACTCGACCTTCTATGTCCATCCCAACGGGAGTTGGGCAGTGTTCGACACCAGCACCTTTTACAACACGCTGGGTGTCCCCAAGCCCGACTCCACGGTGGGGCGCTGGTGCGACACAGGAGCATTACTTAGCGCGAACCACTTCAAGTGGTCACCGGTGGATGCTGTGTGCATCCGGCGTGGTGAGAACAAAACCGAAACGACGTTTGTTGACCTTTACAACCAGGCCCAGGCCGCCCATGCGGAGCGCGCGGCTGCACAGGGGAAGGCGGTGCAGTTCGCGCCGCTGGCTTTGCACGACACCCTGCCGACATTCTCGCTACACACGCAAAGCGTGGAGAACTACACCGCCCCAGCATCCCTGAGCACGACCGAGTACACGCTGGGCATCACCTGGAAGGACGGGAGCGTGCTGTACCGGCGCCTGCCGTCGTACCACTCGGGCGGCATGCTGTTCCCGGACAACACCATCCTTAACCGCCACCAGGCATGGCCAGGCTGGTGCCTGCTGGGTGATGCCGGCGACATGATGTTTGAGGACGCTGGCTGCACCACCATTAACCCAGACGGCGGAATGCATGAGCGTTACACCTTCCGCATTTCTTCTCCGCGTCTGATCGCCGAACCAAAGGAAGGCGCCGCATGACCGACAGAAATCGCCTCATCAAGGGAAAGACCTTCACTCCTGGCGTCGCCGGCCAGGCCTATATCGCCCCGCGCCCGGAGCGCACGGTGATGGAAAAGCGCCGCGTGTGCGGCTACTACCCGGCAGATGGATCAGCAGATGGCCGTTTTGTTTTTGCGCCTGCAGATCCATCAATAGGGCGCTATTGGGAGGAATGGATCTGGGTCACGGACGGACCCGTGCAAACGATCTATGTTTGCCGCGACCAGTTGGTGCCGGTGAAGTACCCGGCGACCCCTGGCCAGCCCTATATCGCCGAGAAGCCCGCGAGTTGGGACTATCAGCTGGGCTGGAACAGCGGGGCGCGCTCGCAATGCTTTATCAGCGGAGACGGAAAGGCCAGTTTTCAGGCGCGCGCGTCGGACGTTGGCGCCATTGCCGGGCTGAACAGCTACGAATCCCCTCTGGATGCCGGGGGGCTGACCATCGACTTCGGCTGGTACTTCACCCACGGCACGGCCCGGGTGTTCGAGTCTGGCGTGTTCAATACCGGGACATGGCCCTATACCGACGCCACGGTGTTCGCCGTGCGCCGCGTAGGGGCCAGGGTCCAATACCTGATCGACGGTACCGTCGTCTATACCAGCACGGCATCCAGCAATGGACCGCTCTGGCTGCAGGCCGCGCTGTATGCCGGCGATGACGAGGTTTTCAACCCGGTGTTGACGGTTGGTGCGGACCCTGCGCTTACCGTCACCGGCAGCCTGAATCTCACGCTACCGCAGCCGAGAACGGCGCTGGGGAATGCGCTCGGGCTGCTGCGCCTGCGCCTGCCGCAACCTTCGGTAGCGCTGTTGGCGCCGCCCTGGGGAAGCGGCGGCTACCGCATGGGGCAGGGCGGCGGTGCGCTCACGCTGCGCCTTCCGGCGCCTCGCGTGGCCGCACGGGAAGGCATGGGGGGCGTGCTGCGCATGAAGGTGCCTTCCGCCGTGCTTGGGCTGCGCAGCGGCGGACTGGCCGCGCCCAGCTTCTCGGCGCTGAACCTGTTACTTCCCGCGCCACTGCCTGGTTTTGCGGGGCTCATCGGCGCGGTCGGGCAGCTCCACCTGAAGCTGCCGCAACAGCGCGTGGCGGCAAGCGACCGGCAGATCGGCCGCCTGCGGGCACGCCTGCCCGTTGCGGTGTCGCGCATGCGGGCCTGGCCCTATGATGAACTCCCAGGCACGGATGGCCGCATGATGCTGGCGGGCTCTGCTGTCGCCGCGGGCGTCGTCACGCTGCCAGTACAGCCCATGGAAATTGCGGTGGCTGGAACGATCACGCCCTATGCGTCCGTCACGCTTGGGTCCGTCACGCTGGCAGGAATGCTCACTGGAAGCATCGTTCCGGCCGCAGTAGTCACGCTGCCAACGACGCCGCTCGTTCTCATCCCAACGGGCCGCATTGCGATCCTCTCGGAGCTCAATGAGCTGTTTGTGATGAACACCAAGGGCGGCGGAACCACGCAGTACGAGAACTACCCGTTCAACAGCTTCGCCAAGATCGGAGGCCGCTATTACGGCGCTGGCGAGGATGGCCTGTACCTTCTCGAAGGCGACAACGATGCGGGGAAGCCCATCGACGCCTGCTTCGGGATGGGGCAACTCAACTTTGGCAGCCCGCATCTCAAGACCGTGACTTACTGCTACCTTGGGGCGTCTGCGGGGGGCATGCGCCTGGAGCTGCAGGCGTTGCTGAACGGCAATCCGGCGACGTACAGCTATTCGGCGCGCGGCCATGGGGCCAGCATGCGCGAAGTGCGCTTTGACATTGGCCGCGGCCTGCGCAGCACCTATGTGATGCCCACTTTCTACAACTGCAACGGCGCTCCCTTCGAGGTGGATGCCGTGCGCTTCTTGATCGCCGAATCGGCGCGGAGGATTTGATATGCCTATCGTTACCCTGCCAGATGGAGTCACCGGCCCGGCCCTGCAGACCACGCAGGTCATCAACGCGAAGTGGGATGCCGCCACCGAATGGTTCAACGACGCAATCAGCCTGAGCAATAAATCGCTGGCGTCTGTTGGCACGGCGCCTACGATCCCGGTCCCTTCGGTGAGCCGCGAGGATATGGACCTTCAAGACCGTGCCGACCCAATCAAGAACCTGAGCTTTGACGACCCGAACGCCGCGCTGGCGTACTTCAACAGCACAAACAGGGAATTGGCGGCAAGGATTGACGACGCTTTCCACGAAATCCTGCAGGTGGCATTCCCGGACATGGCCGTATTCGGAGCGACGCTTGCGTGGTGCAACAATGCGCTGCGCCAGGGCGGGACGGGCATCAATGCCGCGGTGGAAACGGCGCTGTGGGAGCGCGGGCGGGCGCGCATCGCCACGCAGGCAGAGCGCGACATCGCAACCACAACGGAGCAGTACGCGCGCGCGGGCTGGCCGTTGCCACCCGGCGCGATGCTGCACGCCACGGCGATGATCCGCCAGGATGCCCGCGACAAGCTGGCAGAGCAGAGCCGCGACATTGCCATCAAGAGCTTTGAAGCGGAGGTCGAGAACGTGCGTTTCGCCGTCAAGTCGGTTGGCGATCTGTTCTCGCAGGCGCTACAGGCCGTTGGCGATTACGTCAAGACCGTGATGCTGGGGCCGCAGACGGCAATGCAGCTCGCCAACAGCATGGCAGGCCTCAAGAACGAATCCGCGCGCACTCTGGTGTCGCTGTACCAGGCGCAGAACGCAGCCATTGACCCCATCGTGCGGATGAACATCGCAGACGCCGAGCTGAAAGAACGCGCCGCCGAGGCCAGCGCGCGGGCGAGAACCGACACGGCGCAGTTGCGCGTGCAAACCGTGCTGGCGAATGTGAAGATGGTCGGAGACGCGGCGGCAGCGAGCTTGAACGGCATCGCATCGAACGTCGGCAACTCGATGAGTACCAGCGTGGCAATGTAGCGCCCCCGTATAGGGTTGGACGTTGCGCCCTGCTGTTGGAACACTGCTGGGCATGACCACCCCGGCCAAGCTCAAGTTCACCATCTACCAGGGCGCGACGTTCCGCAAGCGCCTGACGTGGGAAGCGCCCAGCGGCACGCCCATCGACCTGACGGGCTGCACGGCGCGCATGCATGTGCGCTCCGAAGTCGAGTCGGCCGTGGTGCTGCTGAACCTGACCACGGAGAACGGCGGAATCACGCTTGGCGGCGCAACAGGCGTCATTGAGCTCCTGTCGGCCCCCACTGAAACCGCCACGATGGCTTGGGATGGCGGCGTCTGGGACTTGGAGATCGTCCACCCGAACGGCGATGTGACGCGCTTGGCCCAGGGCTCCATCAGCGTGTCGCCGGAGGTGACCCGTGGCTGACACCGTGGTGGTCGAGGAAATCCAGATCCTGGCCCAGCAGCCCGACGACTCGGTGCTGGTGGACGAGGTAGAGGTGGTCGATGTCATCGCAGTGGCAGAGCAGGGGCCGCGGGGTATTCAGGGCATCCCAGGACCAGCAGGCGGCGCGACGCTCGTTACCGTGGGCGCAGTGCCTGTCAGCGGGCACACCGCCGTGGCACTCGACCCCGCGGGCCTGCTGATCTATGCCGACTGCACGAACCCCGCCCATCTCGGCGCTGTGCTCGGGATCGTCGCCAACGCCTACAGCTCCGGCGACCAGGCCGAGGTGAAGACTGGTTTCGATCTAGCCCATGCCGGCTGGACGCTCGTCCCAGGCCCCGTCTTCGTCGGAGCCGGTGGCGCGCTGGTTCAGGCGCTGCCGTTTGGCGCGGTGTTCGCGCAGGTCGTCGGCTATGCGCTGGCGCCGACCCGAATCCGCATAGACGTTCAACCCCCCATTGCTTTGACTTGAAGGAGCCCGCACCATGGCCGCTAAAAAATTCCTCCGCCTCATCAACGGCGTCATTTCCGAAGTGTTCGGCGTACAGACCAGCGCTGGCGCAGCGAACGCGGGCGACATCCCCGTCCTCGACGACACCGGGCGCCTCGACAACAGCATGATGCCCGTGGGTATCGGTGCCGACACTGCCACGATCACCGCCAGCGAAAACCTCGGCGACGGAGATTGGGTGAACGTGTGGAACGACGCGGGTACGGCAAAGGTGCGCAAAGCTGACGCCACCACCGCAGGCAAAGACACACACGGTTTCGTGCTGGCGGCGTTCACCAGCGGCAATCCTGCCACCGTCTACTTCGAGGGTACGAACACCCATGTGACAGGCCAGGCGCCGGGTCCGGTGTTCTTGCAGACCACTGCCGGTTCGGGTGGCGCAACCATCCCCAGCGCTTCGGGCAACGTGGTGCAACAGATCGGTGTTGCGGTTTCCGCTACCGCCGTGAACTTCGAGCGCGGCACGCCCGTCACGCTGGCGTAAGGAGCCTTCGTGGCAGAGCGCAAGCCAATAGTGATGGTGAACGGGCAGCTCAAAGAGCTGCCTGGAGGAGACGCGCTCCCTCCGCAACCCCCAGCCTCGCACAGCCATGCCGTTTCGGACGTGGCCGGCTTGCAGACCGCTCTGGATGGAAAGGAGCCTGCGCTCGGGTTCAAGCTCACCGTCTCCACCACAGCGCCTACATCCCCAGCGGTCGGTGACATCTGGATTTCGTACTGAGCAATAGCATGAAAAACATCACGCCTGCCGTGGCGTTCGACCACGCCACAGCCATCCACACCAAGGAGCCGGCATGACCGTCCGCACTTACTACTCGACCGACTCCGGCGCGCCAGTCTACTCTGGCTCTGTTGGTGCGTTCATTGCTGTTCTGAAGGCCTGCCTGGTCGATGGCTATGGCAGCAAGGCTGCGGCAGGCTGGACACAGGAATTTTCCGGCACGAACCTGTCTGTGCTTCGCCCCGCCGCCGGCAACCGTCGCCCCCTGTGGATCGATGACACGAATGCGCAGTATGCGCGGGTGCGCGGCCATGAGGGTATGACGGCAGTCAGCACTGGCACCGGACCGTTTCCCACGGACGCGCAACTCAGCGGCGGGTGCTACGTCGTCAAGTCCAATGCAGCGAGTTCGGCCGCGCGCGGCTGGGTGGTTGTGGCCGACGAAAAGCGGTGCTGGGTCGTCAGCGCGCAGGTCGCAGACACCATTGCGGGCTCTGCCGCAGCGGGGTTCGGAACGTTCTTTGGCGACTTTATCAGCGCTAAGGCCGGGGATGCATTTAACACGTTACTGATCGCTGGAAACACATCGACAACTAGCGGCAACCAAATTGGAACACTTTCCAACACGATGCCGTCTGTTGGGCCTGGGCACTTCATCCCACGCTCATACACGCAGACAGGAGCCTCTATCACTGCAGGCAAGCACACCGATCACGCCAAGGCGGGTGGCGTGGCAGTTGTGGGTACGGGGGGCAGCTCATTTCCGGACCCTGTGACGGGGGGTATCGGCATCGCGCCACTGTTCGTACATGAGCCCGTTGCCGGAGTTGTGCGCGGCATTATCCCCGGGGGTTGGTGCCCGGCGCACAACCTGCCCGGCAACCCCGGCGACACGTTCCAAGGCAGCGGCGCATTGGCTGGAAAAGAGTTCCTTCTGGTCGATGTGTCGAGCGGCGGCACACGGGGCCGCATGGCACTGGAAACCAGCAACACCTGGGAGTGACGCATGGCGAACCTTGGTGCTATCGGCGTTGGGGTGGATTTTGGCGCGGTGTACTGCCTGTTCGACATCGCCTTGGGCTGGGACATCACGGTAAACCCCATCCGATGCCACGAAATCACAGGCGCCTACCGGCCGCTGCCCAGGCGCGAGAGCTGGAAGATCGTGAGCGGCACGGTGCTGGACGCTTCCGGCAACCCGGCAGCACGCGAAGTGCGCGTTTCTGTTCGTGACACGGGTGAGGTGCTTGGGCGCACCACCAGCGACGCCACCACGGGCGAGTATTCAGTATCCGTCCCCGTGGACTCCCAAGCGCACGCCGTTTGTCTCGATGATGCGGCCGGGACCGTCTACAACGACCTCATATTGCGGATCACGCCCGTATGAGCTACATACCGCCACCTGGTAACGCCGCAAACTTCTCCTGGGCGGGCGCTGCGGCATACACGCCGCCAGGTGGCGCCTCGGCCAATTTTTCCTGGGCATCGACGGGTCCGTCCACTTCCGTAAAGGCGTTCAACGGTACGGCCTGGGTCGCAGCGGCGCTGAAGCGCTGGAACGGTAGCGAATGGACTGCAGCAACAGCAAAACGATACGATGGATCGGCTTGGCAGGTGATGTGACGGCAGTCCGGCGGCGCCTGTCAGCACCGCCGGAATCATTCACCCCGTATAGGGCTTCCCGATAAGCCATGGGCCAGAAAGAATCGCGCAACGTGATTCAAAGGAGGCTCCATGCGAGGCTTTCAACCCCAAAACTACGCAGACGGCGGCCTGGTCCAGGGCGCAAAACGGTTCTTCGGCATGGACGAGGAACACAATGCGCGCATTGCCGCCTACCGAGCCCAGCAGGCGCAGGAGAAGGCGCAGCAGCAGGCCGCACAGCAGCAGGCCAAGCAAGCCGTACAGCCGGCCGCACCTGCCGTCAGCGACTATGCCAGCATGGGCGCTATGAAGCGCCGCGAGAAGGCGGCAGGCCTGGATTACGCCGATGGCGGCATGGTGCGCGGCCCCGGAACCGGCACTTCCGACGAGGTGCCCGACGAGGTGCCCGATGGCACTTACATCATGCCCGCGGACAGCACCCAGGCCGTGGGCGCGGACAAGCTGGCCGGCATGGGCCGCGAGGTGCCGGTGAACCTGTCCAACGGCGAGTTCAAGATGCCTCCCGAGCAGGTGCACGCCATCGGCGTGCAGGCCCTCGACCAGGTGAAGGAAGCCACGCACCAGCCGGTGCGCGGTTTCGCGCCGAAGGCCCAGCCCGAGGAACCGCGCCAGTTTTTTTCCAATGGCGGCTTGGTGGAGGACGAGAGCACCAAGCGCCCCAGCAGCTTCGGCGATGCTGCGGCTGCGGCACAAAATGCCGGCGTCACCCAGGTGGGCGGCCTGGCCAACAACGGCGGCGCAGACGCGGCGCGGTTCGCACAGGTGCCAGCGCCCATTGGGACGCAGCCCAACAGGACGCCAG